AAAGTCGGGCACAGCAGGGCGCAGGGTACATTTACCCGTTATCGGACGGTCTGCAACCATATTCGGGAGTTTTTGCCTCATACCTACAAACGTGAGGATATTCCGTTAAAGGAACTTAACCTCACGTTCATCAACGATTTCGAGTATTTTTTGCGCGCGGAGAAGAAATGTCGCACCAATACCGTGTGGGGCTACATGATTGTGTTGAAACACATCGTTTCCATTGCGAGGAACGACGGGCGTTTGCCGTTCAATCCCTTTGCCGGATATATCAACTCTCCCGAAAGCGTGGACAGGGGCTACCTCACCCAAACGGAAATACAGACGCTCATGGACGCACCCATGAAGAACGCCACCCATGAACTTGTACGGGACTTGTTCGTCTTTTCTGTTTTCACGGGTTTGGCGTATTCAGACGTGAAGAACCTCACCACCGACCGCCTGCAAACATTCTTCGACGGCAATCTTTGGATAATCACCCGAAGAAAGAAGACCAACACCGAATCGAACATCCGTCTTTTGGACGTTCCCAAACGTATCATAGAGAAATACAAGGGGCTGGCTCGGAACGGTCATGTTTTCCCCGTTCCGAGTAACGGCAGTTGTAACAAAATACTCAAAGATATAGGCAGACAATGCGGCTTCAAGGTGCGTTTGACCTATCACGTTGCACGCCACACGAACGCCACGACTGTACTTCTGTCGCACGGCGTACCCATCGAAACGGTGAGCCGTCTTTTGGGACACACGAACATAAAAACCACCCAAATTTACGCCAAAATCACCGCCCAAAAGATAAGCCAAGACATGGAAACCCTGTCGCACAAGTTGGAGGATATGGAGAAGAATATCTGCCGAGCCATCTAATTAAAAACAGAATACCGATGAAAGAAGAAAGGAATATTATCACGATGGACGGGCAGGGCAATATCTTCCTGCCGAGCGATATAGGTGCAACCGCCATGACCGAGTGGGAAATCTGCGAACTGTTCGGGGTTATCGCCCCGACGGTTCGAGCAGGGATAAAGGCACTCTGCAAAAGCGGAGTTTTGAGTATATATGATATAAAGCGCATTATCCGCATATCGGATAGATACAGCGCGGAGGTTTACAACCTCGAAACGATAGCCGCCCTTGCTTTCCGTGTCGAATCGTTCGGGGCGGCGAAAGTCCGCAGGGCATTATTGGAAAGGATTATACACGGGCGAAAAGAGAATACGACGGTATTCGTGTCGGTTGTTTCGGACGGCAAGCCCAACAGCCGTTGGAAAGCATGATGATATATCAACATACCAACATGCAAACATGCAAGTCTATCACTATGGTGATATATATTGCAGGTTCTATTCCTCTTTTCAGAGGAAAGCGGAGCAATCATTTCCGTTTACAAAGGCAAAGCAAGCACGGGGCTTTATGTCGGCTAAAAGGTCAGGCGGCTGCGCCGTTTCCCGATAAATCTTCCTCTCGCTTCGCTGCGAGCGTATTTATCGGGAAAACCTTGTATCCGACCGCCCCATGCAAAAGAGCCTTTGAAAACGGAAACGACCGCCCCGCCACCCACCGACCGAAAGGGAAAAAATAAGGTGGGGTTATATGGGTAAGCAGACGGCAGGGACAGCCACCGCCGAAAGGCAGACGGGCAGACGGACGGCACGCCACAGGGTATTTACGGAGAAAATACCGTAGCTTATTAGGGAATTTTCCGAGCCGCAATACTACGTATCGCTGAAAATTCCCCAATAAGGCAAGGGGCAAGCCCCTCTGCACACCCCATCGGGGACGGCATTTGCCACCCCCGAAGATACAAAAAATCATTGTTTCACAAGCAAAAAAAGAAAGGAAGAATATATGGGTTTCGTAGTTTTACACATGGAAAAGGCGCACGGCAGCGACAGCGGAACGACCGCACATATCGAGCGTTTCATCATACCGAAGAACGCCGACCCCACACGCACGCACCTAAACCGCAGGCTCATCGAATACCCCGACGGGGTGAAAGACCGTTCGGCGGCTATACAGCGGAGATTGGAAGAAGCGGGGCTGACACGCAAAATCGGAAGTAACCAAGTACGGGCAATCCGCATCAACGTGTCGGGAACGCACGAGGACATGAAGCGGATAGAGGAAGAGGGGCGTTTGGACGAGTGGTGCGCCGACAATCTGAAATACTTCGCCGATACGTTCGGAAAGGAGAACATCGTGGCGGCTCACCTGCACAGGGACGAGGAAACACCGCATATACACGTTACGCTCGTTCCCATCGTCAAGGGAGAGCGAAAGCGCAGGAAAAGGGAGGAACAGACAAAGAAGCGATACCGCAAGAAGCCGACCGACACCGTGAGGCTGTGCGCAGACGATATTATGACACGGCTGAAATTGAAGTCCTACCAAGATACCTATGCCGAAGCGATGGCAAAATACGGGCTGCAAAGGGGCATAGACGGCTCGAAGGCTCGCCACAAGTCCACGCAGCAGTATTATCGGGATATACAGAAACTCTCCGACGACCTCAAAGCGGAAGTGGTGGATTTGCAACAGCAGAAAGAAACGGCACGGGAAGAACTAAGACGGGCGAAAAAAGAAATACAGACCGAGAAGCTGAAAGGGGCGGCAACCACCGCAGCCACCAACATCGCCGAGAGTGTCGGTTCTCTTTTCGGCAGCAACAAGGTCAAGACATTGGAAAAAGAGAACACCGCCCTGCATAGGGAGGTAGCCGGCCACGAGGAAACCATCGAAGCCCTGCAAGATAGAATACAGACCATGCAGGCAGACCACAGCCGACAGATGGCGGAAGTAGAACGGAAGCACCGCAGGGAGATAACAGATAAGGACACAAGGCACAAGCAGGAAATATCGTTTCTGAAAACGGTAATCGCAAAGGCTGCGGCATGGTTTCCCTATTTCCGTGAAATGCTCCGTATCGAAAACCTCTGCCGCCTTGTCGGGTTCGATGAAAGGCAGACCGCAACGCTCGTCAAGGGAAAGCCGTTGGAGTATGCAGGGGAACTCTACTCGGAGGAACACGGACGGAAATTCACGACCGAAAAGGCTGGGTTTCAAGTCGTGAAAGACCCCACGGACGGGACGAGACTGGTTCTTGCCGTTGACCGAAAGCCCATTGCCGAGTGGTTCAAGGAACAGTTCGACAAGCTAAGGCAGAATATTCGCCGACCTATACAACCGCAAAGGAAAAGCAGAGGAATGAAACTGTAATCGGCTTATTGCATTGAGGTACAAAAAAGTACCGTCCACAAATGACTGATGAATCGGTACTTTTTTGTACCTTTGTGGGTAGATTTCAGAAAGAAACCGTATAAAAATTAGAAGTATAGATGAAAATAGATATACCAGAATACAATAAAAACACAGGGCTTCAGCTTTGCTGGGGTGACGGTTATATGATAAAAGTCGCAAGCGAAAATAACAAAGTTGTTATTTCTGCAAATCGAGAAGGGCTTATTTCGATGGTAAATCATCTGCTCAATTTAGCACAGGTAGATGTGCCATGTGGCACACATATACATTTGGACGAATATAATGCACTTGAAGACGGTTCAATAGATTTAATCATTGAGAAAATATGAAACAGTGGAAGCTAATATCATTGTTTCTGATAGAAGCAATAATAATGCTCTATGCAGTTCCTAAAGCCAATGAAGATGAAATCAGTATGCAAGATAGGCTGTTATTTGATTTGTCATTAGCTTTGTTGATAAGTCTGGCAATTTTGATAAGAGAGAATCGCGGTGAACGTAAATCTATTGCCAAACTGTTATTAGTATGCGTTGCTACATATCTTCAAATTGTATATAGTTCGGCATTTTATGAATGGGGAGGAGGTATATGCTTAATCCTGCCGATACTTCAGATTATATTCGGATATACGATATTTAAGTTGTCCCACAACGTTGTGTCGCTATTCGTAGGCTGTTCTAATCTTCTGTTTTCAACGATATGGGCAAATCAGATGTTTGGCATCCTATGGTTTCATAACAGATCCAGCGACCTTGAAACTATGGCTGTAGCTTCTTTGTATGCCGGAGTAGGAGCATTGCTTGTGGTGGTAATCTCGTCAATAATGATAATGAAGTTTAATCCGAAAGACCTTAAAAGCTATGAAACTGACCGATAAACGATTTTGGAAGTTTGAAGCAATCGTGCTGGTATGCACGAGTATCTGCATATTTATATTGTGGATAAACCATTTATTGTGGTTCAATTTCATTGCCTTCGTCTTTTGCTGTCTGTTTCTTGTAGGTGGTGCTATGACATGGAAACTATACAAAGGCAGCCAATGGTGGAAATTGGGAGGGTTTCTATTTCTGAATACAACAGTATTGCTTGCCATTGTGCTGTTCGGCTCTGTATGGGATTGGAATGATAATGGCGAACGTCCTGCAAATATACCTCCTGACGAAGGGCACTACATTACCAATAACGAGTTGGTCGGAATTATAATGTTACTTTGGTTAATCTGCGCTCCTATTCTATCTTGTGCCATTTCATACATTACCAAACGCTGGATTATAAAAAATGGAGCAAAGGAGACAAGCGATGAACAGTAAGGAATACAACAAAAAGATAGCTGATGCAAGGCGTAACGAGAGCCGTAAATTTGGTTTTCGTCAAAGCTCCTACATCAACTTCAAGGTGGAAGCAGGATATTTTTTCTGTCTGTATTTCCTGACCGAAGAAGCCCGGTTGACCGTCAAACCGATGTATGCCGATGAGTTGTGGTGGGATATTTGGAACGCAACCGAGAATAAGAATGAGCCTTTAAGCCTGCGTGGCACAGGTGCATATTCTTTGTCCGGACAAGTGTTGGCTTCCTACAAGATTGCAGAAACGACAGATGACAGTAAACTTGCAGATATGTTTGAAGCGGTATTTCATGCAGCAACAGCCGAAATATTAATATTTTTAACAACCAATCCCGATGCTGACAAGTTTTTCCCTGACGAGACCAAAATGGATCATGACCCCGACAGACTGCTTTACCTTATGGCACTTATCCATCATGGCAGAGAGGAAGAAGTTCTTGCAATAATAAAGGATGCCCGGCAAAACAAACACAGTTGTATGTTTCACAGCGGCATGTTCAGCGACAGTTACACCTATGTCCGCCGTTGGTGCAATCGAGGACAGGCAAGCGGAGGACGTATGCGACACGTCTTGAAATCCTATTTCGACACGATTGTAAAGTTGAGGGTTCTATCTTGTGCCATTTCATACATTGCCAAACGTCTGTTACGTAAAAACAACATAGGTGAACAATGAAAAAAGAGATATTGCAGCAATTAATCGCTTCAAATGAATATCTGTCCGAATTCAAGTTAAAGGGGCAAAGATTGATAAGGACAACTCCCGATGGTTTGGAGCAATGAAATTAGTGTTATGCTTATTGCTCTTTCATAGAATTATTATATCTTTGTCGCCGAAAGAGTTATTTGACAGCATAGCATCGCAAATCGCAGAAATTCGCACGATTGCTAACTCGTTACCACTACTTCTCAAATAATTCGCTAAAAGTTTATTCTTCAATCGGTTAAGTCAAACCAGTGAAAATCTAAAATATTTCGTGGTACCGTCCAAATCTATCTTCTCCATCATTTCGGGGATGATAGACATACCGGCAGAAACCATCGTGTAGCGAGTATAGAGTATCTGATGAACTATCTTCTCGGCCGGTGTCATTTCAAAAGTCAACCGTTCTATGAAGGTAGAAGCATTGAAAGACTTTCCGCTACCACGCCCACCGGTGATAAGAATTATAAATTTTTCCTTATCCTCATATAATGGATGGTAAATTTCTTGGGGTACTATCATTTTAGCTTGTCTTTAATCCAGGAATCAATGTTGATGCCATGCTCTATGTCTGTTGGAATATCAGCATTTGCAATCTTTTGGTTTTCATCAGCAGGAGATTCACCGATAAGTTCTAATAAATACCTTATAGCGTTCAAATCTGCATCACCCACAGCTTTCGCTATGAGTTTTTTTATCATGGCATCCTTTACAATGTATTTCCGACCTTTATCATCTGTAGTTTCAGCATTCAACGCAGCAATGGCAAACTCTCTTGCGGTTTTCACAAGTTCCTTTTTCTGTCTTCTCGATTCAGCCGAAAGTCTTGCGAGTTCCTGCGCTCTCTCTGTGCTAATGCGTTTGCCTTTCTGCGTTAAATTCTGTTCGTTCGCCATTATTCTACCCCAAATTCTATTCTATCCATAAATTCTTTTCCATCAATGTATCGTTCTTCAAATCCATAACCGAACATCTTCATGAAATTAGCCCTTTCTGTTGGGCTATTAAAAGACAGCACGACATAGCTTAACATTCCGTTATCCTTTTCAAAGCTATTTTGGTTGCTAATTCTGTCTTTTATCTTTTGCACTTCATTGTGACGTACAATTTGATTTTCTTTTGAATCCTCATAAAAATTATTGGAACGGTTAATGTCTTTATTCTCTTTACCTTCTTTAGTAGCTTCATCTATGGCTGATAACGAATCGTCCAATATATCTTCCTTTCTCCAAATATCATCGTTAATAGAAAAGTCCAAGTCACCAATTCCAAGCATATTCAAATCGAAGTCATTCAGTCCGGCAAGGCTATAATCAATTCCATCAAGCATATCTTTTAACATATCTGAATCAAAATCGCCTTGTACGCTTCTGTTATTCATAAAGATATTCTGCTCTTTTTCAGTTTTTTCGTCCATGTGAACTACTTCAACACGAATCAAATAATCATTAGTTCTCGTGTCCGGATTGTATTTATTTACTTCATCTATCACTGAAATACGTTGATGACCAGAAACAAGGTTGCCAGTAACCTCATTCCATACAATACCACCAAGCAACCCTACACGCTTTAGGTTTGCTTTCAGGTTCTTTCTTGCTTCTTGTGTTATTTTGCGAGGATTGTAGTTAGCGAAGTTTATATCACTCCGCTGTATTTCTCTACTTTCCGGTTGAGTTATTTTGTTCTCTTTCATAATCGAATATTAATTTTTCGGAATATGGGAACTCTTTCAAAATGCGTTTATAATCATTGGGATATTTACTACGCATTAATAGCATCGTATTTAAATCAATAGTAAATCCTTGACTTATAGCGTTTGCATCATAGATAAAAGGTTGTATCAATCCACTTTGCCTAATATATTGAAGCACTTCTTTGTTTGTCCACAATGCAAGAGGATAAACCATGCCTTTATCTGTTACATAGCCGGTTTTAGCAAACTTCTTTAAACGCATCCGTTTCATATAGCCATCTACGCCTTTCATTCCGCTGAATCCGTACATGACGCCTGTCTCTTCTCTTACAAATTGTTCTATTTCACCAATCTTTCTCGGCTTTATAGAACTATCTGGTTCACGAAAAAAGCCCCAGAAATCGTAATAGTCACGCTGAAAATGTCTAATTTTGCGTACTTCTACATTTTTGTAATGATTTTCTGCCCATTTGATATAAGGCTGCACATGGTCTAAATTTGGTATGAGGTACATATAATAGCATATAACCTTATCAAATACACCTGCAAGCATATCCAATAAAGCTATACCGTCTTTACCACCGGCTGAATAAAACAACACAGCAGTGTCCGTTTTATCACGAACACTGCGTATTATCTGCATTGTAAGGGCATACTTGTTCATAGGCTAACCATTTGAACCATTTGCTCCACGAACCCCAAAGGCAACACGTAAGTCATACCGTCTTTGGTCTCTATTTCCTAACTGCGTTGTACCAGCTTCACCGCCACGTCTGGCAACCAATCTACCACCAGCCCCTGCACCGTTCATATTACGGCGCGGTCCCATTGTTCTGTTAATTCTTCTCCTTGTACTACCGACTCAGCTAATAAATTTTAAAATTAAACAATCAAACATTATCTGTACTAAGTATCTTACCCAAATGATACCATACTTGGCAAACAAGATATTCTTTGCCGTTTTCTTCAAATACTTGGTCGTTACCATCTTCATCTGTAAAAATGATAAATTCAGCACTCTTAACCTCCACCGTAAGACGTGGCGCATCTTTTCGTCTGCCATTTATAAGAACCAAAGCGTCATACTTTATTGGTACTACATCCACATCCTTATCATCATTTGGTATATCTTCTTGCCGTTTGTATCTTTTGCCATCGTGTTCAAAATATACATATCTTGTAACATTTGAGGGGTAAACATATCTATGTTCTATGTCTTGTTCACCTTTTAAGATAGATTGAAAACTATCTTTTTTAATCTGTAATGTTAATGCATTCATAATCGTGTCATTTTTTTAATTAATACTCAATAGTTGCGGGGGGCTGAATCGAACAACCGACCTTCACCAAGTCAAAGTGAAAAGCTACCACTGCTACACCCCGCGATAGTACCCCAAAGGTACTACCACAACCAAAGATAACGAAATATCTTCAATCGTTATACACGACAATCGGCTTATTGTCGTGAACTAAGCCATTTATCCCGTCTTTCTCTACACGCCTCTAAGGTAGGCGCACAACAAGCAAAGAGTTCACCACTTTCAGTACGGTAATCGTACTGGTACATTCTCACTCTTTTACCTCTCAACCTGGTGTTGTAGGTGGTGTAATTTTCTTTACCGGGTTGACATACGCTGCAACCGTTTACATTTATTGAGTTCATAATTCAAGTAATTGTTTCGTTTTATCCACGTCTACAAAACTCGTCCACCCTGCTTTATGCAGTTTTATAGCTGCCTCTCTGATTGTGATTTTACCACTCTTGACACTTTCTTTCAAAGATTCTAATACATTCTTAATTCATTTTCACATTCAATCTTTCTTCACTCGTATAAGCCACTACAAGCCCAGTTTCATCATGCTGTATGGTGATGTACTTTTCACCCCTCTCTATAGTAGAGAAGTCATAAGGGGTTACCATCTTACCCAATACCTTGCCCAGTTGCTTCATCAGTGGGGCTTCAGGGCTGATAACTAAAACTAAATCTGCTTTCATAATCGTGTATATTGTGGTAGCCATAAGGCTACCGGATTAGAACTCAACCAATATCAATCTTTCTAAAGAACCTGATGCTTTCACCCACATATGATTATGTCCGAAACCATAATCGAAAAACAGTTTAAAATAAGGGTATCTTACTATTAAAGAGCTCATACAGCCTCTTAACTCGTCTTCTGACATACAAGAAGTTATTTCATTGATAATTTGAACGAAAAGGTGTAAAACTTCTGGTTCATTATTCAATAACGGTTTTTCTATAACTGCTTTTAAAAATATATTTTCTTTCATATTCTTCTATATTGCGCAGGGCTTTCGCCCTGCTGGTTATTATGCTATCTTTAGCTCTTTAAGTCTCATATCTACCAATGATTTCAGCTTGCGAGTATCAAATAGTGGACTTCTATACCCATCTTTGATAAGCTGTATCATTTCTTTATAACCAACCTTACATACAACCTCTGTCTTCATGCTGTTATCATAAATAGCAGAATTGCAAGCGGTTATTGTGAATGCCATTGTTTTGTAACCTTTATCCTTCTTCATGATAGATGCAAACAAATACATATATACAGCATTTTTCATGCTATTCAAGGCATCTTCTTGACTGGCATTTACCTTTCTACCACCTAAAAAGTCACCACATTCAATTTCTTGACCTTTTTTGATAATAGACAATGTACTGATGTACATTTTAATATCTGTTGCTTTCATATCTTCTATGTTTTAATTGTTATTCAAATTATGCCTTGATTATTATGGTGCAAATATCAATCTTTATTTTGAATAAACCAAATTTTGATAGAAAAATTTTCAAATTATTTTTTGATACTATTCTTGTGCATTCTATGTATAATTTGAAAACTATTCCTATCTTTGCATCAAATTATAATTTGAATATCATGCTAAGAGTACAAGAAATCTGCAAACAGCAGGGTATTACCATGCAAGACCTTGCTAAAAGAATGGGAGTGACATATCAAGCCCTGTATGCCGCCGTGTCCGGCAACCCTACCATTGGGAAGTTAGGAGAAATTGCAAAAACATTAGGTGTAGGAATAACTGACTTGCTGAATGAAGATAAGGAAGAAAACACTGTTGTTTGTCCTCACTGCGGGAAGAAAATTAAAATAGAGAAAGGAGAAGAGACATGAATATACTATTTACTGAAATCAGTTCAGGCAAATCAAATATATCATATATACTTTCAACAGATGACAAAAAAGAAATAGGTACTGCTGAAGGGTACATTGCTAAAGAAGATTTAATATTCGTTATACACATCAACGAAAAATATCAGAATAAAGGCATTGGTCACAAAGCATTTAGAAAGGTTTATGATGAACTTAAAAAACAAAATAAGATTTCTAATATAGTCGGTTCTTGGCATAAAGATGAGGAATTTTCATACTGCCAAGACGGAATGTCTACTAATTTACGTATTTTTAAAGAAAATATAAGTAATGGGATGAGCGAATCTCAAAGTGCATTTAACACCCCAACAGGGAAATGGGTACAAAAATTAGGATTTACCAAGTGCACCGTAATTTCTAATACAAATACAGATGTCAAAGTTGTATTTTCTAAGTAAGCCGGAGCGCTAAGCCCCGGCTCGTTAATTTATTAGCCCTTTGATCTTTAACCGATTTACGATTTCGGTGTAAAGATACTCTATATCCCCACTAAAATCCCCATAATTCTGATACAAAAACACGACATCAGTGCAGTTGTCGGAAATTGTACTCTTGGACTGAACCCCAAGTACCCTTGACATCTCTTCGCGTAACCCAGCTGTCATTTTCCCACCGGCAAGCGAACTTGGAGAAAACAGGTACAGGATAATGAAAATGAACTTCTTCCGCTGGGTAACACTGTCAATATTCGGTGGACATCCTCTCTCATTCAGCAACTCAACGAATATTTTGTAGATTTCATGGATAAGGCTTTTGTCTTTCAAAATTGGGGTGGTCAAGGCGTTTTCTTCTTCTGAAAGTTCTGATTTCTCGATACGAATCTTTTTAAGACGAATTATTTTGTTAAAATCCAGTTCCATAACACGATTATTTTAAAAGTAAATAGTATATTTGCATCATAATCGTGTAAGGAAGAGCTGATTCATGGTCGTGCGTGGGTTGGCTCTTTTTCATTCTTCCCCATTCGTGCTGACGAATGGTTTCTTTTCCAAATCATAGCAGGTGATATATACCCGTTTCCCATTAACATCACATAGAGCAAGGGCATATCCTTTCTCCAGTATTTTAACCGGCTGATTGTCGCAATAGACAGTACTTCCAACCGGAACTCTTATAAAATGACGTACTATCATTTGATTATCTTTAGCTTGTTATACCAGCGTGAAGAGAAAGGGAACCACCCGATTAGGAATGATTCCCCGAAAATAGTTACTTTATATAGTTTGCTCATATTTGTTCAGTTTTGCTCTAATTTATTCTAACGTACTTACCTGCAATATCACAAGTTTTTATTACCTCCGCATTATCCTCACCAAAAGCGATGAGAATACTACCACAGCCGGGAGAATCTCCACGAGTTCCGTCTGGACGGAAGAATCTGATTCGGTTACGCAAGAATTTCATTGCCGTTGCCTTCTCGAATATCACATCCTGAAACATCTTTGAATCGCAACGATTGAAAAGTAAAGCAATGCCGTTTCCATGTTCTGCCATCCGTTTAACGAAACATTCTATAAGAGGACGGGAATAAGGTGGGTTCAACCAAACGCGACCTTTCCATTCCTGTTTTAATCCATCGTCATTTTTGTTGTACATGACATTTGCCGTTTTATAGGGGGGGCTACTGGGGCACATGGGTCTAAATCAAATTCACCCAATGCGTCTATAATTTCTTTCGGTGTGTACCATTCATCGGTACTATTAGCCGATTTTTCAAAGGTTGTATTCATTTCTGTTCCGTTATTAGTTAATTGGCAGTTTCATAAAGCACATCCATATCGTTTTACTTTGTCGGCCAGTGGTATGCCCAAACAAAGGCTTATAAGGTATAATGGATAAAACTTCATTGACTTTTATTTCACTCTCACTCCATTTGAATACCAATGTCCCGTTGGGCTTTAGGACACGCATACATTCATCAAAACCGCTTTTTATCATTTCTTGCCAATTATCCGGAAGCCTACCATATTTCTTTGCCATCCATGATGTTTTGCCAAGTGTTTTCAAATGTGGCGGGTCAAACACGACCATGTAGAAAGAGCTTCCTCAAACGGCAAGTTGGTAAAATCGGCTATTATATCAGGTTTTACTTCTATAGTTCTGATTTTATCTCTGTCCTTGGCAGTTACTATTTCCGATCTCTTATCAACGAATAAGGCAAGAGGATTATGTTTGTCAAACCAAAACATCCTACTGCCGCAACAGGCATCTAATATAAGTTTTCCATTTTCCATTAAGCTATTTCTTTTGATTTCTTCAATCTCAACTTTCTCAATACTTTGCAAAGTGCTTCAGTATTTTTTCTCGCTTGTGTAACCTCCACCGCATTCCCGATAAATTTCTTTTGGTCAGCTTGTGTGCCTATTAAAACATAATCTTCAGGGAATCCCATAATCTTTTTGAGTTCCGGAATGCGAAGCATCCGCATTTTAATATCCACTATGCCATACAGTGCCATGAACTCCTTTATCTTCACGGTCATAGGACTATCATTGTCGTAGATTTCAATCGCTACCTGACCGCTTTCTGTTGCTACCAGATAGGGCGGCATCTTATCCATGCGGGCTATTAATGTGAAGCAGGGGCTATCAACAGAGCCGCCAGCACTGTTGAACTGTGGATTCATCAGATAGTGCCATTTCCTGTTTGCGGTAATGGTCTGGGAGGGTTCCTCTATACTGCTACCTACATTTGAGAATGCAGTATTCATTATCCACGGCTGGCATGTTACCAAGTTTTGTTTCGGTGTTGTGGTAACAGCGGGGCATGGCGAGTTTATATCAGACACCTGACCACCTCCAGAATATTGATTCATAAAAAATGGAGATACAAGGGAAAGTCTGTCTTTAGTCAGAAGTGTAGGACAAGGCTGATTAATATCCTTTCCTGTATCCTTAAAGTTATAAGAACACATAAATCGGCTTTCAATTAAAGCCATCCTGTCCTTCGTTGTGACCGTTGGAGCTGGAAGGTCTACCGAATGATTATGTCCATTTCCATAATAAGCAGAAACAAAAACATGGTGGTCTTTGCAGGTGATTGCACCTGCCGGTTCTTCTACAGACACATTCTTGCTTTCGGGATGTCCGCTGAACTGTTTGGAGAGGAAACTTACCTGTACCTTTGCAAAGCGGTTTTCAGTAGTCAACACTCCGCATGGTTCATCAACTGATTTGCATGTGTCTTGAGGGCGAACCGTATTGTAACGGGAAAGGAAAGCATCCTTTCCTCCGGCTACAAACTTGATAAGTCCAGCATAGATACGTTCAAGCGTTTTCTCTGCAAGAGGCTTTTCCCTGAAGATGGTAGTTCCTTCATCAGAGAAATCAAGCACATCTTTTACCGGCTTCCACTTCTCCAGCCGCGAGAACATATCTTGCCTACCACCTTTACAGTGGGTCGGTTCTGGGAATACTATCGGCAAGTTCTTTTTAGCAAAGATGCCGAAGAAGCGTTTTCTTGTGGTGTAGGCACCGAAGTCGGCAGCATTTAAGATGCGGTGCTCAAAGTTGTAACCGTACTTCTTGACATTGCGCACCCACTTTTGATAAAGCCGGCCTTTGTCCATGCTGATAGGTTTCCCATTCTCATCCATATCTCCCCATGACATAAACTCTTCTACATTTTCAATCTGAATGTAGTCAGGGTCTATAACATCAATATAACGGAAGAGATGTTCTGCCAACGTTCGGCTGTCGGCATCTCTCGGCTGACCGCCTTTGGCTTTCGAGAAGTTGGTACACTCCAAAGAAGCATGAAGCATTATCATGGCATCAGGGTATAGCTGACGGATACGTTCTACAATAGTGCTTATCGGGGAAAGTTCCAGTGTACGGATATCCTCAATAAAGTGAAGTGCATCAGGGATATTGGCATCATGTGAAAGGATGGCATTCTTGTCATGGTTCACACAGCAAACAACCTTTCCACATCTATTTCCATCCAATCGTGCTTCTTCCACACCTTCGGATAAGCCACCGGCGCCACAAAAGAGATCAATAACAAATAGTTCTATATCGGACAGACCTTCAATGGATTTTAAGATATTTTTCTGCGATTTCATAACTTCTCCTTTTTAAACAGGTGGCTGAACGCATTATCCAAATCCAAGTCCAGATTCAGTTTGGACGGGAAAGATTTAATGTATTCGTACATCTTATAAGCGAGGTTGTCATCATCACCGCATCTGTCAATCAGTGTGAGCAACATGGCGTTCACCATGTCAGAATCATTGCCGAAGTTTTCCTGAGTGGATTCGCTGCAATGATTCACATCACTTTTCAATCTCTTTATCGCGGCTATGGCTGTGTTGAAGTTTCTTTTTGAATCGTGCCGCAATTCAAAGCCTTCCTTCTTGTATTGCTGCTGCATTTCTAGAAGGTTGGTTTCTAAAACGTCCGTGAGGACAAATACGATGTTGGTTATCGTATTCAGTTTGTCTGTTCCTTGCATAATCGTGTATTCTTATTTCTAATTCGAATGAATCCCCTTCGTTCTGTTTCTTCTAACAGTGGAAAGTCTTCATTCTTGATTTCACATTCTGTTTCGTAGTTCACGGAAGTATAACTTGGGATATTGAACTTTTTCCGGATTCTTACGATAACATCCGGATTTCTTGTTACCCAGTAAACGGTTATTCTCATGGTGATATCAGCATTTTTCTAGCTTCCTCATCTCCTGCATCAGCACGGTGCTTGATTTCAATGTACTCAGCATAAGAGATTCTGTTATCTCCACGCTCCTCTATCTCTTTTTCACGTTGGTTTCTGTATCGTTCACGCTCTTTCCGTTCAATATCTTTCCGACGTTCAGAAACGTAGTCCAGCATCGCACTTGTTATTTTCAATGGATCTATTGAACCGTAGAACCGCCCATACTTCCCTGACTTAAACCGTGCTATGAAAAAACAGATTTCAGCGGCATTTATATAATAATACTCCGAAAGGAATATCTCCGATAGTTCAGAAAGTTGCTCTTTCGCTATCTTGGTTGAAACTTCTGCAAAGTCATTCAATGAGCCAAATTGTATCTTTAGCCATTCTATCGGTGTTTCATCCCCATAAGTAGAAGACAATAGCCCTAAACTCGGAATGCTGTCATTCAACGCCAGTTCTGAATGGGTTGCATTACATCTGACAAGTTTGAACTGCAAATCAGGGTTGTAATCAAGAATGAATTGTGCAGGATCGGGATATTTATTCAATAACGCCCTCTGCTTCAAGTTCCTTTCTCTTTTTTGCGGCAGCTTCTCTAACGGTTGTAGCGACTGCAAGAACTGAATCACGTTTTCGCTGCTCGCTATCCTGTTGATTTTTACTAAGTCTTGTCCCATTATAGTTTCCTTCCAATATTTTAGTAAAGTTTGCTTGTTTGAAAATCCAATCAAAGTCGCATTTCCAATTGCGGTCATTAGCTCCAAGTAAGAACGGGGATTGAAGAATGAGATTGAAAACACTCCTCACTGACTCTTTCCCATATTGGGCTATCCGGGCTTTTACAGCCTTTTTTCTCACATCAGTCATTGATCTTATCTGCTGGAGTCTGTCTTTGAATGTGGTATTATAGTATTCCATCAATCCGCTGTAATCAATCTTTTCAGAGGGGGAGGGCGAAGAAAGCTTGGCTTTCTTTGATACTCCGTCAGGAGTATTTTCTTTCTTTTGATGTAGAGATATATCTATATACTCTCTTTCTTCTTTCTTTGTATTTGTGCCCTCTGTGTGCCCTGATTTTTGTAAAAGTTCGGATTGCGGTAGATTGCTGTTCATGGGCTGTGCCCCAAGTTGTGCCCTTAGTTGTGCCCATTCGTGTCTTAATTCATTGATTTCCTTTTCAATACCTGTGTCCTTACTTGTGCCCTTGGTTGTGCCCATTGGATTATATTCTTCATATTTACATAAGGTTATAAGGTTCATTCCTTGATTGCACTCAACAGTTATCATACCTTTCTTTCTAAGATGCACAAGAAAGGAACGCACCTTCTTTTCAGACCATTTCCAACGCTGTGACAGAAATCTTATGGATGCAGGATATTGACCTCTTGAATAAGAGATTTCTCGACCTCCGATACTCTCCTTTCGGGGCGTTGCCTCAAATCGTGCAGACTGAATTAAGTCTAACCACGCTTCGCAACTGCTAAAAGTACGGGCTTCATTCCACATTTCATTCGAGAAAAACCTGCGGCTTAGCCTCAAAAATCCTTCGTCCATAGTCTTAGAATCTCACGTTAGTTAATTGCCTTCCGTTAGAAAATACAGCCCACTTACCATTACCGCTATCAAACAATCGTAAATCCGACACCTCTCCGAAACGTTTGATG